TTATTGATTTAACGCCCAGCGAATCAATTGCAACAGTACCGGCGTCATAAATAACTTGATTTGGTTGCATATGATAATTTGATGTTTTATCAGTCACTGAATTATAAATTCCTAATCTTGCAACACTATTTGTTGAACCGGTTGCAGTTACTTCAATTGCAATAAGTGATATAGTTTGTGTAACACTTACAATAAATGGATTATAATGTATTGTGTCCTTTGCAAATGCTACCGTTGAATTATTTACTGCATTCATTGCACCAGTGTACCACCGTGTTAAATTGCTTCCTATTTTTCTGTAAGCGCTAAAATCTGTTTGACCAGTAAGTAAAACTATATTTGCTAAAGGAGTACTTCCCGAATAAAATGTCGTTGCAGAAATTGAACTTGCAGAAAATGATGTATTACCTGAAGTATTCGCTTTGGTATTAAGCTGACTATTGATAAGAGTAATATTATTTGTGTTGGTTGTAATATTACTATTAGCTGCATTCAACTGAGAGGTTGTTGCAAATAATAAATTTAAATCTGTTCCACCTGAATATATACTATTTGAATTAATTAAATTTAAATTATTAAATGTTGTTCCAGTTAAATCAAAGGTAGAATTTTTTATATACCCTGAAATTGTATTTGCTGATAACTGACTTCCAATGGTTAAATATTTAATTGCAACATTATCCTTTAGATTAATGTTAATATTTCTGTTCGTTGTTCCACCGGTTGTTAATTCAATATTATTATCTGTATTCGTGAAATTATCTTTTTCATTCTTCAATATAACAGAAAGCGGAGTTCCACCTGAATATAAATAATCTGAGAATATATAAGTGGAAGTAAAAAAAGTATTGCCCGAAGTATCAGCTTTGGTATTAATTCTTTCGTCCAATAAAGTAATATCACCTTCTATGTTTGTAATATTACTATTAGTTTCATCAAGCTGAGTAGCTGTTGCAAATAAAGAATTTAAATTTGTATTTCCTGAAGTAATATTACTTGCATTAATAGAATTTACATTTAAATTATCTGCTAAGGAATATGTAATATTACTTCCGCTTACTATTACTTCTAAATTTGTACCGGCAGAAAATGTATAAGAAGATGAAGTATTACCACTAATTGTTTGATAAGTATTCAATCTTGAAGCAAGAGCTTCGCATGAAAGAACATTTGAACAAGTCAAATAGTTTATCTGAGAAGTACCTTGAACTCCATTTTCAAAAGCAAATACTGGAAGAGAATTAGGTATTGAACAAATATCAGCAAGCCAAGCGGTTCTAATTTTCAAACCGTTCATTATTATACCATAAACAATATCATCATTGAAATCTTCCGTTATATGCCCAAAGTTTGCCGGCTCATCAACTAATATTTCATAGCTTCGAGCATTAGTTAACCAAGCTTTCAAATCAAGAAGAGTTCTTAAACTATCGCTGGTAACTTCCTTTATTTGCTCTTCACTTGTCGAGCTTTCAACTCTATCAACAAGCACCAAATCAAAATTGTAAACAAGCTCATTTCTTTTGTTTTCTGCTCCCTGAAATTTTACCCACAAAAGCGGGTAAAGCTTATTTGGATTGTTATAAGCATCATATTCGCCGGTATAAAATCCTCGAATTACTGAACTATTATCAGCAAAGCTTTTAAAAATTTGATAAACTTGGTTTAAACTATATTCTTGAGCCATTCTTATTTATCTTTTAATATTTTATTTTCAATCTCAGCTTTCCAAATTATTCTGTTTAGCTCGTCTAAACATTCTAAAAATGGAAGCTTATATACTTCTCTTTTTTTTGTTATGTCGTTTCCGGTCAACATTGCCGTTAATTCTTTCCATCCATAGTTTGAATTGAACTCCTGGTAATATCCCTGGAGCCTTGCTCCATCAATTGTTCTTGCTTTGCTTGGAAATATGAACTGGAAATTGTTAAGTATTTCATTCCGATAAGAGAAAAAAAAAGCAAGGAACCAAGAACTGAATTCATATCCATTCCTAACAACTTCTTTGCCCTTTGTTCAAATTCAAAATCAGTTGAAATTGGTTTTAATTCATAATTTAATATTTCAACTTTTGGCTTTCGATTGAACCAAGATTTTTTTTCCTTAATTGTAATATTACTTTCTACTTTCTCACCAAAAAGAGAAGCCATTATATATTCTATAATCTGCCAGTAATTTCCTTCCGCTTTTGAAAGTCTATCATAAGCATTTGCTTTGGCTCCATAACATACTCTTGATAAGTCATACTCAAGCCAAAATTCTTCTCCATCAACTTCAATTCGATTAGTGAGAGCTTGCTCATCTACTTTAGAGTTGAAGAGCTGGAGTATTTGTTCTTTTACTTTTGCGGCTTCAGTAAGGCTTAACTCATTGAAATCTTTACCGGTCAAAATGGAATATGAACCGGAAAGCAAAGCACTTTCTGTAACTCCACTTTGAGAACTGATAAGCATAAGCTGTTTGCCTTCTCTTAATTTAACTTCTTTCCACGAACCTGGAATGTGAATATTCTCTTGCATCTTACTATTAAATAGATAAAATAAGTTGCTGTTTGTCCCAAAAGTTTAAACTCTTCAATAAGCTTTGTTGTCAAACTGAATCTTTGTAATATTACATTTAAAGCTTTTTTAACGGCGCTTGAAAGTGGAAGCTCTTACTGCATATTCGCCGGTGGCTTTACCGGCAGCTTGAATAAAGAAATAAGCAAAGAAAAGTAAGGTATCTGAATAGTCCGGTGAACGTGAAATAAGAGCCTTGATTTCAGATTTGCTTATAATCTCAAGTTTACCATCAGCATCTAAGTTTTTGGCTCGAATCATTTCTAATTCTTGAATTAAACATTCCCTTTCCTCAACATTAAAGTTAGCCTCAATCTTTATTTTTCCTTGGTTAATCAAATCAGCTAAGGTATAAGCGCACTGAGTTTTTAAATTGCGGAAGTTCTGCTTTCCAAGTGGAGTTGAATTATTTACAAAGTTAACGCAACCACGAACCAAATCTGCAACTCCACCACCAACTCCATCTGAATCAATTACTATATTTCTCCTTTCAACTTTATATTTTATTGCCAGTTGAATAATCTCATTAGCCAGTTGTGGAACATCATTTATTGGTAATATTACTTTATCAATTAAACTAAAATCTTTCCAAACAAATATTACACTCTTATCCTTTCCTTTTCTTGAACAGTCTGCAGAAATTCTAAAAGTAGGAAGTGTAGCATTTTCTTCAGTAGTAATATTACTATTAGGTTGAAACATATTCAAAATATTCTCATACTTGATAAGATTGTTCTCTTGAACTATTTCCCACTCTCCAAGCAATAACCTTCTTCTTGAAAAATCATCAAGCCTTGAAAGCTGCTCTGCATAATACTTACTTACATTAGGATTATCTTTTAAAGTAGCTTGAACAAACTTTCTATATACCGGAAGAGTACCACTCTTCCAAGGCTTATAAAATACATCATATATCCAGTTCTTTGCAGGGTTGCAAGTGAGTAATAGTTTTGGAATTAAATTAAACTTATCAAGCTTATACCTTAGCCTTGAAGCAACAACATTCTTAGCCTTCTCACTTATCATATTTGCTTCATCAATAAAAGCAGCGGTTAACTCCAAACTTCCAAGAGAATCAAAGTTTGCATCAGTTGGATAAGTTGCCAAATCCTTCAATATAATTTCACTTCCATTATAAAACTTAATAAAGTTTTCTTGTTGGTTGTAATTATAAAAGGAAGGTGGAATATTCCAGGAAGAAAAAATATCAAACAGAGTTGCTAAGGTGGTTTTCTTTAAGTCAGTTAGTTTTGAACGACCAATTAAAGTTCTGCTTCCTGGATAGTTTAAACATACATAAGCAATCCAACAACAACCGATAAACGACTTGCCTCCCCCGGCAGCGCCTCCGAACAATACCTCAGTTGTTTCCTTGTCGAACAAATAACCTAATGCTTCCGCTTGCTTATGAGTTGCATCAATGTTTATATTAATTCCTTTTTGCTCTTTTGCTTTTGCCAAAACTTTAGTTAGGAACTCAACTTAAATTTCTGAATTGAAGCTTAGTAAGAGTACCTTATTATTAAATAGAAAAATTCTTTTGCTGTTTTGTATAAAAAAGAAAAGCCGAAAGTTTACACTTCCGGCTCATAAAAAAAACTCGAACTATTTACCCTAAACAATAAGTAAAATGACAGACAAACTAACATTACAACAAGTCCAAGCATTTGGCAATTATCTTTTATCTGACCAAAGAAAAAACGACTATAAACAGTCGGTAATTAACCGCAATTTGCCGCCGGAATTTATTAGTGCAATGCTAAAAACTTGTACTATATCGGACGTGTTAAATTGGCAAAGCCATAACAAAGCAAGTGAAGCGAAGCAAAGACAGCCAGAGCCTGCCAGCCTTTAGCCAGTAATATTACATTCACTCAATAGCATAGTATTAAGCGGAGGTTTTGCCTCCGCTTTTTATTTGTGCTAACTTATTTTTTAGCTTATTGCTCCGTCTGTTTTTTATACTTTATTGATTCAATAACCATATCACTAACGGGTTCAATGTGTGGTTCGATAAAATTATCATAAACATACTGAATTGCGGATTCAGTCGAATTTATATTTTCTATTTCCGCTCTTTCTTTTGAATTTAAATAGTTGTATTCACCTCTTAATATTTCTGATTGTTTTTGTTTTAATACTTCAATCCATATTTGAAGTGTATCGCTTAAAACTACTGTTGTTGTTACTGGTTTCATTTTTGTATTTTTAAAGTTAGTAATTTCTTTTTGATTTTATTTTTCAGTTTGTTACTCATATCGTTTTCAATCCATTGTTGCAAGTCTATTTCCTTAGTATAGCGATGTCCTGCGATTTCATCATAAGGTAAATTTTCTACTATCAGATTCAACAGTAATATTACTTTTTACTTTCTGTTCCTTTATATGTTCTTTTACCTTATTTAAATAAGCAATCCAACTTTCCTTAGTTTGGTTTCCTATAAATTCATAAGAAAGAAATTTATCAAAAATTAGATTTTCTCCTTCATACTTGCATAATATTACTTCATCAGTCCAAAATTCAATAACGAAACATTGTTGTTTAGTTATAGCTTTCAATTCTTTTTTTGTTAATTTAATTTGTTTACTCATTGTTATTATTGTTTTTAAAAGAGAGGTTGTTAAATTTCTCTCTCCAATAAATATAAACCATTTTTCTAAAGCCGCCAATAGCAAATAAAAAAAGATAAAGTTGAATTTATCTTTACTTGAAGAGCTAAGGAAAGTTTGTTTTTAAAATTATTTGCAAGAAAATAAGCTCTTTAGTTGAACAACATTCACTGCCGGTAATATTGCAACCACCAGTAATATTACAACTGGAGAACGTCAGATTTCAAGGAAGAAGCTCCAGGAAATTAAAGGAGTTATTAAAACTGAAGGGTTGTTGAAGTGTAATATTACTTTACCAGTATATTGTAATATTACTTTACCAGTATATTGTAATATTACTTTACCAACTGAAATAAGAAAAGCCTGGAGATTGTTCCAGGCTTGTTTGTTTTAGATAAGAGAGTAATATTACTGGTGGTTGAAGTGTAATATTACTCCTGCTCTTGAAGGCAATAGCGATTATAGAGAGCATGAACCGCTCTCTTGGTAAATGGTTTATTGCCGGCTCTCTTATAGGTTGTGGAGTTGTTTAATTCATCTGCTGCTTCCTGGTAGGTTCTAAGTTTCCGGCCTTTCTTATCAACTAATAGAGAACATACTTGAGCTATAAGGTTCCTATTATTAAACCTTGCAGCCTCAGCTCTAATTGAAGCGCTTCTTTTAGCTCCTTTCTTTGAGGCTTTGATTAGCGGAGCCTCGAAGCCAAGCTTATCAACTCTCTCTCCAGTTTTCTTATTGAAGTAGGTTCCATTGGCTATTTTCTTTTTCTTTGTTGCAACCGCTTTCTTGCAGCGCTCCTTAATCCTTCTTGCTTCATCTTGAGCAAGCACTGCCATTATACCAATGGTTGTTTCATTGGCTTCCGGCATATCAATACATTGGAATTTTACTCCTGAGTTCATTAGGTTAAATATAAACTCAGCATCTCTGGAAAGCCTATCAAGAGAACTTATAAGTAATATTGCACCTCCTGGAGCTTCTTTACAAGCCTGCAGAGCTTTAAAGATTTCTATTCTCTTTCTCTTCCTGGTTCCGGTTTCTACTTCAGTATATTCCTGGAGTAATATTCCATTTCTACTTTGAATAAATCCATGAGCAGAATCTTGTTGATTCTCCAAGCTCAAGCCGCTCTTGCCTTGTTTCTTTGTCGATACTCTGTAATAAGCAATGTAGTTTACTGGTTCCATGAGTGTAATATTACTTGGTTAAATGTTCCAACAAAGGTAATAAAAAAAGTTCACTCAGCCGGTGGTTAAACCGGTAAAGTGAACTATTTTCTTAAAATATTGATATTGAGGAAGTAAACTTTAAAAGCTTGTTTATAGTGTAATATTACTGTTGGAGCTGGAGCCAGTTGTAATATTACACTTGCTCAATACTATACTTACTCCTCAGGCTCTATATTATCTCCAGGCTCTCCAGCTTCCGGTTCCGGTAACTGCAATGGCTGCTGGAATGTTATGCTTGCAATATTACTTACTGGTGAAGAAGGTAAATTAAAGTTCACCGTTATCGGTGCAATATTACCGGCTTGCAGTTCCGGCTTGTCAATTAAGCCATGCTTGGCTTTTAAAAGGAAAATACTGGTTGCATTGTCATGCTTTCGAGTCAAACCACCTTCTGAAAGCTTTAATTCCTGCATTTCCTTGGCTCTTTTTACTAAAGAGAGAAAAGAAGGAAATTTATCTTGGTACTGATAAACTAACTCTCTATATAAACCCTTTTGAAGAAGGAATTTTTCAAAAAAAATATTCTCTTCCTTTTCCATCCATAGTAATAATTCACTTCCTAATTCAACAAGAGCCTCTTCCGTCCACTTTACCGGTCTTCCAATTTTTTTCTTTTGCTCTTCCGGTAATATTTCACTTACCTTATCCTCGGTAATATCACTGTTTAATGAAGCTTTATCTATATCAGTACTTTCTAAAGAAGGTTTAGAAGGAAGAGAGCCGGCTTCCGCTTCGCTTTCGGCTTTTGGTTTTAGTTTTATTTGTGGTTGTGTTGTTCCGCTCATACTGTTTCTTTTAATGAAGAATATTTGTTTGGAGTATAGTTTTCAAATTCAAGTAATATTCCTCTTTTTTCCTTTAGCTCGTGGTTCTCTTTAAGTAATCGCTTTCCTTTTTACTTATACTATGTACTATTAATTTTCCATTTTGATAGAACATATAATAATATAACCTAATTTCTTTCTTCTCTTCCATTTAATCTTTTATTGAATCCTTATTCTCTATTTGTGAACCGTCTGTTGGTCGATGAATTGGAGTGAAATAAAGTGGTTCGCCATCTAATTCAATTGAAATGCCGGCATTATTTTTATCAAGCCATTTAAGTAATATTTCAACTATCAAACTTGCAAACATTTTTAAATACCAAGGAAGTTCTTTCTTTATTTCATTATTAATTGCCTTGTTAATCAATTTATCTTCAACATTAACAAAATAAGCTTTTCCTTCATTATCTGTTCTTAAATATTTTCTTTTCATAATTTTTTCTTTGTCTTAATTTCAGTTTCAATTTTTTTAGCAGTTGCAGCCTTTTTTTTTATTTGTTGAGGAGCTGGAGTAATATTCCTTTCATTCTCAAAAGCAAGAACCTTTGGAAGTAATCTTTCTTTAACGAATGTAATATTCGATGGACAAGTTTTGCAGCCAGGATTCCAGCCTTCCAATTGTTCAAATATTAAAAACATCAAATCAACTTCTCTTGGATAAAAGCTTGATTTATGCACTAAAGGTAAAAGTTGGTTATATTGTTCTTGTGTCATACTTTAAATTATTTCTATTATTATATCTTCCGGCGCTGATTTCAGCCAACCATATTCCTTTATTAATTGCAATTTCTCTTCCGGTAATTCCAGTGTTTCAATCTGAGAAGGAGTAATTACTTTAATATCTACTTTTTCGCTATCTCCATTTTGGAATAGGAGAAGAAACCTTTTCCAGCCTATTTCATAAAACTCTTCAAACAAATAGTTGTAAATCTCTTTTTGATTTTTCTCAGAAGGAATACCACTATAAAATATCATTACTAAAATCTTATCTTCTATTTTCATACTGTTAATTTAGATATTAAATGAGCGCTTAAGCTTGTTAAGGAAGCGAGTAATATTATTTGTCCAATTGGATAGTTAAAGGAAAAGTATATTACCGAAACCCAAAAGCTAAAGCATTTCACGCAATCGGTTATACTATTAAATAGATGAATTATTATGTTGTTTTTGAATTTGGTATAAAATCCAAGTTCATACTTTAGCATTCGGAACGGCTGGAAGTTGGTAATTAGCCAGGAGAAGGATATTAGCAGTAATATTTCACTAAGTATTTTAAAATTTAATTCAATCATTTTTTTCTTCCTTTCTTTCTTTTCTTCCTTGAATAATATGGCTTGTTTATGCCTTCTGTTCGCAAATATTGATTTATTTCTTCGCTCACCTTATTTAAGGTATTGTGTACTGAGGTTAACGGTATATCTATTCTTGTAGCTATACTTCTTGTAGTTGCGGAAGTATAAACATATTCGGAAAAAAGCATTTTGTCATACCAGTGCAAATTGTTTTGGATGTAAGTTGTAGCAGCAGACAAAGCTCTTGTGCTATTAATCTTGGAGAGCTGTTCTTGCTCTATTTCTTCCTCAAAGTCTTTTTCTGAATTATCGGGCAGAACTTCAGAAAAAAAATAAGGTAATTCAACTTCAGCGTTACTTTGTCGGCAGTTTTTCCAAATGAAAGGAGAAGTATTGCTTCTTGTTTGAAGTTTGAAAAAGTTTAGACAATAAAAAAAAAGTTGCTCTTTGTGATAAAGATTTATAATTAATTCCTCTTTTTGTTTCAATAAAAAAATGTAAAGCTCTTGAAGCAAGTCCTCATACAATGAAGCATTGAACTTTAGATTATTTCTCGCAGCTTGTTTTAATTTGGAACAACTTGCAAGTTGAGTTATTATTTGGTTAACTGTTGTAGCTGTTAAAATCATTCTCTTCTCTTCCATTATATTTATATTCCTAAATACTGTTTTTTTAAAGCTCTAAAAATAAATTCTGTTACTTCGTTGGCCTCTTCTATTTGATTAATTGTTAAGGAAGCTTGTAGTTGAATATAAAGAAGGCTGGCATAATGTATATAGCTCTTTATTATTTTGTCTGCTTTTGGATTGTTGTCGAAAAAAATATCCATAATATTTATAGGTTAACTTTAAATAGATTTAAATTGTTTATTTCCGCAATATTATATTCAGCAGCCAATTCAGCTTTAATTTCTTTATGCAGCTCTCCAAGATTAATTCCCAAATCAATTACTTGTTTGGCTGTTTCTTTTCGATAATGAAAAACTTTACTGCTTGTTTTATTTTTGGTTCTAATTTCTTCAATACTTTGGCGCTTTACTTCAGAATGTTTGTAGCAATGAGGCGAAAAAAGTAAATCGAATAAATAAGCCATGCCTGTAATGTCAATATAAAGGAGCCAGGCTTTAGCTTGCTTATTGCAAGCTTCAGTTATTATATTTTTAAATTTGTGTCGCTCTAAATAAACTCCATCCCTCAAATATTTAATCGGAACCCTGGTTGTTTTTTGCTCGCAGATTATCCGATTCCCTAAAGTGTTCCAACTTTTTCTAAACGCAATTTCTTCTTCCAGTACATTATAATATACTGAGCCTTGATTTGTTGAGCCGCTTCTCATTTGTGAATCAACTTTAGCCTCAAGAGTTGGATAAAGCCAATACTTAAAGTCCTTTTGCTTGCTCAGTAATATTTCAAACAGTTGCTTTTCAACTCTCTTTGTGGCAATCAGAGTAAACTCTTCTATTTGTTTATCGGTCATATACCTATTGTTATTATTATTAATGATAATAAATAGGTATATTTTTTTTTAAGCCGGATTTTTTAAAAAGAAAAACCGGAAGTTGTTTTTCTTCCGGTTTTAAATTTTGTTATTGTAATATTACTCTTTTCTCTCTTCTTCGAGCTGCTTGCAGCATGAAACTAAATCTTGAGCCTTGGTTAAAAGAGCCTCATCTCCTTTTGCAGCGAATTTTGTAAAGTAATATATAAGTTCATTTTCATTATATCCAAGCTGTTGAACGGCCTTGTAAACTTCCAGCTCATTAAAGGAAGGAATCATTCTTATTTGCTTGCCTTGGAAAAACCTCAATACCTTCCTTGTTTCCTCTAACTGCACTGGAGTTAAAGTAATATTACTCTTTGTTGTTACCGGATTATTCTTGAGCCGTTCACTTCCGGTAATATAACCGTTCAAGGAATTGGAATAGTAAGTAAGGGTATGCTTGGTTCCCGGCTTTGCTTCCAGGAATTGCTTATACCATTTATCAAAATAGTTAAGGAAGAGGCGCTCATTATACTTCCATGCATCCAATTGAAGTAGTTTTTCTTTGAGAAGTTCTTTCTTCTCCACTGAAATAATTGTTATTGTTTCCATTTATTTTATTTTATATTAATTTATTTATTATTATTTTATTTAAGGGGGGGCGGGCGCAATTGGGGGGTTA